ACTTCTTTCCCGTATATTGTTTGAGGAGTATCTATAAAAGAATAATTCTTTAAGATTCTTACCTCTTGGTATTTTTTAGGGCAGTTGATGTACTCCTTTAGGGAAGAAAAACTCCACGTAAAATCGGCCACTATCTTCCTTGACCGCGATATTTTTTAAATGAATTGCGAAAGCTTTTATTCATAGTCGAAGTCTTGGCCACTCGTCCGCCCTGACTCGTTCGTTTGTGCACAGGCTCTCTTACTTGTTCCGTCTGTTTAATCTTTGCCATTAATCATTTTCCTTAAATAAAAAACATGGGGTATTCTCGCCTACATACGACCCCATCATGTTGTAATAGAAATGCTCTAATGCGTCTTCTTCAGTCATCTCATCTTCGCGCATCAACTTTGCTATTACTTGTTGAAAGCTATAACAAACTTTGTCTTCGTTATCTATTCCCTTAACAACGCCTATTATGCAGTCATCAAAGTAGTCCATTATCATTAACCCATCGTACATTTCGTGTAACATTATTTATCCTTAGTAAAAGTTTTAGGGTCTACCCCTACGAAGCCACAGGATTGTGGTTCGGTTATTTCAAATCCAAATACATCAGGGTGGTCATCAGGAAGATTGCTATACTCTGTTAATAAACAACTCGCTGCCATGTATTCACTACAGTTCTCATGGTAGTATGCTATCGCTGTTTGGCAGTCATTAAAATACCCTACGAATTCTAAATCGTCGTAGTCGCCACTCAGACTTACTGTCAAAATGAATGCACCCTCTGTTAAAGTCATATACTATTTATCCCACCAACGCTCGCGCTTTATCTCTGCAAGTAGCTGATTATAAGTTAATTTAGTTCTATCCTCTTCAAAATCTACACTCAATAAATACCTAGTTTCTTCAAAATTATACACCGTATGTGCAACTTGCGCATTAAATAAGTAATAGGTCTGTGGCTTGTACTTTAACTCAATAAACTTGCCTTTGACGTTGCCCCGTGCTACATTTGTCCCGCGTTTTAAATTTGGGTTAAACATACAATGGCTACTGTCCCAGTTATTTAACAACATGTTGACCCCAACTCCTCTATCAGTATCAATATGCCAATCGTAGTAAGTGTTAGCCTCCAACTTAATAATCCCGGCTTTAAATGGGTGCGCTCTGTATAAGTATTTCCACCAAGGATCAACTACCCAATCATCTTGTACTTCTATAGCTTTAAAATTATAATAGTCAATCCACGAATCCTTACGTGCAGTAATTGCCCGAAGGTACATCATCTCCGAAGCTATCGACTCGTCAGGTATCTTAAAAAAGTAATTAGCATTCGCCATAGTTTTTCCCAAAATTCCCTTCGCACGTTACCGGCAAGCCTTTTGCCCATGACGGTGCTTTATTCATAGTCTGCATAATAAAACGTAATGCTTCATATTTTTCTGCCTCCGGCGCAACACACACCACTGCGTCATGCACAGTAAGTAAGGGTCTATATTTAGTATCAATAACAGTCATTTGTAATCCAATAACTATCCTAGCCAATGCTTGAACTACGTTCTCTACGACTGCACCGCCCCAAATACTAATCTCTCCACGTCTTGATGTATAAGTATAGCCGTCATTTTTTAGCTCTAAATTTGGGTAGCGTAAATACAATCCGTTGGGTAGTTTTAATCCTTCGGGTGTAACCAATACACAGTTCACTTTGCTTAAATAATAAGCAGGTTTATCTTTAGGCCAAGACGCCATAAATTTTAATGCACGGTCGCATTCTTTCCACAGTTTTACCACCTCATGGTTTACTTCTCGATACAAATTAACTAATCGCTTTGTGGCCTCTTCGTTCATTTCTACACCCGCATTAATCTTTAATACATCTCGCAGTTTCTTTGCCCCAGTACCATAACCTAATCCCAAGATACAAGTCTTACCTACGGCTCGTTCGGTCTTATTTACTTGAGGCTTGGCATAAACTTTAGATGCAAACACTGAATACACGTCTTCCCCCCTTTCAAACTGTTTAAGTACGTCGTGTTGTCCGGCAAACCAGACTAGTATACGAGCTTCGATCTGCGAAGAGTCACAATTCATAATCACATGATTGTCTGGTGGTAGGATTGCATTCTTCAATGCCTTTTGTTTCTTGTCGCGCGATGGTAGGTTCTGGAAGTTTACTTTGTCTGAACCGGCCCAACGTCCTGTATGTGCGCCATAATATTTTAAGGGTATAGGGAGTTGATTGCGGTTGCGTTCGGCTATACCAATGAACCGCTCTATGCGAGTTTCTTCAATCGTAGATTTGGTGCCGAGTCTTACTGCACATAGCTCTTGTACAAAAGCATTGGGGTGTTCACATAAAGCTAAAAACCCTTGGTCGCCCTTGGCCAATGCATAAGTTTCTTTCCCTGTTGTTGGGCTTGTCTTCATTGGTACTGGCACATTTAACTGTTCTAACACATTGGCAAACTGTTTATTACTTGCTAATCTTTTACGCACTTCTTCTACTTCACATTCAAGTTTGTCCGCAAGTGTTTGTAGTAGATTAAGCTTTTCACTCTTGACCTCTTTCAATCTATCCACAAGTAAGTCTGTGTCTAACTTTAACTCGGGTAAGATGTACATGCGTAATGTAATATCAATGAGCCTAAGTTCGTTAGCCGGATAATTAATAGCTAACTTCTTGAATAGCTCGTAAGTGAGCTTCACGTCGTTCTTACAGTACACCCCGTATTGACGTAGCTCATGGTCGCGAAAGTCTTCTATGCGTTTACCTTTAGCATCCAAGACTTCTGTACCTTTTTCTCCCAGTTTGTAACGTTCAGCCAAAGCTTTAAGTGAACCCCCGGCATCTACTCCATGTATTGATCTCGCCATACACAAGGTGTCTAGGTATTTCATCGGCTCTGCACCAAACTTCCATTTAAGAATAGCGCCATCAAACAAAGTGTTGTGACACAATAACATTGCATCAGCCCACGCGATGTCGGCTATGGCTTTTGCTACTACCTCTTCTCCGGCATACCATTCTGTTTTTCCGTCATCTATTTTTATTGCTACACCAATGATTTGGAATCGCTCATCATTAATGTATTCTTCTGTTGTCATTCGAGATAGACTAAATCCCACATCGTAAAATGTTTCAAAGTCAATCGTTATTAGATTCAAGTTTTCCCTTTCGTTTTTTTATACAAAATCCTTTCAAGTTCATCACGCCCATGTCTGATTCTATTGAGCAATACCACTTGCCCCCGTGGTTAATCTTTGCGTCTTTACCACACTCGCAACACACTGCGGGGCCAATTCTGTTATCTTCTTTAATTATAGTCATTATGTCAGCAACAGATAAAGCGCGTAACTTGCCGTCACAATCACTACAGTATTAACAAAATACTCTAATACTTTGTAATCCCTTTCTGATAGAGAGTGTACATCTTTCTCATCTTCATCAGGATCTTTATGTTCTTGAGGCCACACAGTCATGTCGTTCTCCTTATAGTTTGTTAGCATAAAATGTATGCTCGTCCCGGCATTCAACTGAACACCATCTTCTTTTATCTTTTACTTCTTTTTCACACCACACGCATTTGCCGGTGTCGTTTTCTTCAACAGACGTGTCAACACTTTTTAGAGTTGCCTCTAATTGTTTCTGTGCTTCGTTGTTGGCTACGTCTATCTCGTCACTCATACCATGTGGCCTTTTGCCCACGGGCTTGTAGCCCTAGCCTGTTTTGTAGTCAATTTCGGTGGTAGTTTTAATCTCCCCTCTTTCTCAAATCGTTCCAACACACTGACGCCTACCCCCGCATACAAAGCGATTTTACCTCTAGTTGTCTTTGGGTTTTTCTCCATATATGCTAACGCTCTTGTTAAAAACTCTTGCTCTTTCTCATCTGAATAATGTCTACGTTTCACTGTCATCTATACCTTTCTCTAATTTTTTAATTTGTCTATTGGCATACCACACCATCTTTTTTAAGTCTTGGGCTTGGTTGCCTTTGTGTTTGCACCTCAATAAATACTTACCACACTGCCAAAGTAATGGGTCGTCAGGGAAAAACTCCTCTAACACTTCTATCACTTCAAACTTGGTTGTAGTGTAATGTGTTGGGTGGTTCACAACATCATCTTTCAGGTCTGCTCTCATGTTTTACTCTCCAAACTCATCACGCGTTTGCCTTTAACGTAATACTCTAACATCTCAATATTCGTCTCGTCAATAATTAGTGAGACTCCTTGTTGCATACTTATCTCCCGTAAGTGTTTCTGTTGTAAGGCCGTTGCTTTGTTTCCATTGGCTTTACACTCGATCCCGATAAACTTACCTCTGTAACATGCGACGATGTCAGGTACACCACTTGCCCCATATCCTCCTGTTGAGGCATAAAAGTAGTACGCACCAAGTTCCTTAAGCTTGGCACATACTTTTTGTTTTACTTTCTTCTCGGGTGTTGCCACTATGATTCTAGTGGCGGAAGTTCGTCAGCTGATGGAGACTCATAGCCCACCATGTCGGGTAGGTGTGAACCATCCAATGTAAGTGGGGGTAGGTCATCAACTGTTGGGTTGTCGTATCCCGCGATTTCTGGAAGAACTGTTTCTTCTCCAAGATTTATAAGGTCAATGCCGGCATCCTTTGATGCCAGTGCTTTAGCCTCTGATTCTGAGATAGTTTCAACTGTGACTATCGCGGGTGTTGGCGCGGGTGTAGGTACGTCTTCACCTGATACATAAATAAGTCCACCCACTGCTACGATAACTGCTAATGCTATTGCGTTTTTCTTTGTTACTTGGTTCATTCATTCTCTCCATTTAATTAAAATAAAATACTGCTCTCTCTGTTACACATCACAATTTCCGTTCGGACATCCATGAGATAGAATCTCGTCTGCAATGTCGTCTGTCATTTGTTGATGTTCGTGGTTCTCTATTTCAGTTTCAAGATGCTCTACAAACTTCTCATCTTTCATTATTACTGATAGCTCTTCGATAATTCGATTAGCCTCCTCTCGATCTTCACTGCCTATGCTATGTTTATCAAGTAAGGCAACGAAGTCCATGAGTAGTCTACGAACTTCGATAAAAATATGGTGTGCCATTAACTCTCTCCGATTTTTACTGGAGTATCAGTATTGTCCACAACTTCTATCATGTCAAGTTCTTTTGTTTCTTTGAGCCAATCCTTGAAGTCTTTGAATGAACGCTCGGGTGTCACTTGGTTGTGCCATATGAGTTCTAGTATGCCACTCATGCCCCCGATGATTCCCAGTAGTTCATGTCGTTCGGCTTTCCAAATATCTTGGTCTGCCCCAAAGTAGTCATAAATGTCTTGCTCTACATAATCAATCTTTTCTTTAGTCATTACTCTTCTCCCTCGGGGCTAAAGTCTATGACTATGCCCTCTATATATTTAACTCGATAATGGTCTCGGTTATATTCAAGCCCATCTTCCTTTGCCTCTTCTAGGTATTCATCTAACATGTCGAACGCCTCTTCTTGGGTGTTGTATTCCGCACCCTCCCAAGCTGACATCCACTTGTCTCCTCCTCGATCGAAAGATTTTTTCATTTGCACATGGTACATTACTTGTTCCCCCTGTACTGATAGTCTTCTTCATCTATAACCTCTTGTTCTGTCACCTCTTGAAACTCTGCTCTAACTTCAGCGTCTACCACTTCCCATGTATGGTCTTCGGTCGCAATTCTTTTTGCTTGAGTTGTACTTACCGCCATAACATCTATCGGTCTTACGTACTGCGTGATGTACACGCGATACGGCTTTAGTTTTAGTTTACTCATCTTCACACTCCTCTATTTGTTTTAAAAGACTTTCGGCACACTCCATTCGCCCTACATGAATGTCGTATGAGCCATCGCTCATCTCTTCTGTTCCGTTCACAACAGGGTCGTTGTGTTGTATTTCATTTACTAACCATTGCTTTATTTGTTCTACTGTCATAACGCACCTCCATATTCATCGTACATAGGTTCTTCACGCATAGCCTCATAAACCTCCTCATAAAATTTGTCAATTTCATTCTCCGATAACTGATAGTCTTGCTCATATCCATCGTCATCTTCATATGTAGCTATTGGGTAGATAGCGGGGAAACTCCCCCCGTCATCATGTTCAACGTCATATAGAATATCTATCGGGACTTCTACTTCATCAAGAGCTTTGTTAAATACATGCCCTGTTCCGTCCCAATTGTTTGTGTACCATCTTTTAGTCATTGTCATTCTCCTCTCTCAAATTCGCTCATGTCATCATCCTCTAAAGGTTCTTTGTTAAACTTCACAATTACATGGTCAGGCTTGGTTTCAATAAACTCCCAATTGCTATGACCGAATGTATTTCGGCAGTACTCATCTAGTAAATCAGTATCAAACTCCATCGTCGTCCTCCTCAATGTCTAGTCCATATTCATGTAGTAGGTCGTCAGCCTCCACATCGATTGACGGGTCGTTCTCTTTAATGAACGCCTTTGCGTGGTCTTCACTATCAAACAATTTGATCGAGCCATCATCCTCACAAATAAACTCTTTACCATTTATTGATATGTCATTAATGAATCTGTATATCCTGTACTTCGTTGCTACTGTTTCCATTGTCGTTCTCCTTATAAAATATCTAAATGTAATTTTTGGTTCTTAATCTCTTCAACAGTCAGTCCGTCATAAATATGTTCAGCAAAGTTAATCCGTCCCATCTTGTAGCCAGGATAATCCTTTGCCCCATTCCACACAGTTATCGGGGTGTCGTCTTTAAATTTACTCAATACTTTCTTTAAGTCGCTCACTGTCATAACACTATCTCCTTTTTAATGTCGTCCCATATTAAGTCCCATGCAATCGGGTATGGGCATAGAGCAATTTCTGTTACCTCTTGCTCTATGTCCTCTTGCTCTTTCTCTGTAAAAATGTGGAGGGGTACCCAACAAGTATACTCAAGCCCCTCTTCATCATCGCATAAAGTAAAGTCCTTGCATTGCATATAATGACATTCTCTGTCAAATCCTTGGCAATCTGTAATATCTACTTTCATAACGCACCTCCGTATTCATTCTTCATTATGCTCTCCATATTTATCGGTCTCATAAACCTCCTTATAAAATTTTATTGTTTTCATAAATGTTTCGACTATGCAATCTCTGCTCAAGTATCGGTTACCCATGAGTTCGGTCTTGACTAACTTATCAAAGTCGAACTCCCCTTTCTCGTCCTCTTCTTCAGGATTCCAATCCTTGTACTCGGATGTCTCCATGACCTCTCCGTCAATCGCTAGGCTGAACCATACATAGTCATCTATGTTCTGCTCGGCAAATATCTCGGCTTTGATGAGTTGGTCGTCCATCCACAGGTCGTACTTTGCATAGTGGAGGTAGCTATTGAGTTGGGGGTATCCCTCTATTTGTTCGGGGCTGATAGCTAACTCGTTCTTGGGTCTTTGTGATAGTTCATCATAGTCCTCGACAATCTCCACTGACTCTCCCATATCACACTGTAACGAAGAAAAATCATTGGGTACTGTTGCAATCATGTAGTTCATGCGATTGACAAAGGCATATCCCGCAACAAAGTATTCATCACTGCCCTCGGAACAGACTGTCCAAATATATCTCCAAGCATTGTCTCCGTGTTTTGCCTCAATCTCTTTCACTCGGTCTGAATCTATCTCGACCAAGTCAGAGCCGTTCTCATCTGTTTCAAATTGATACTTATCTTCAAACTGTTTCCATGTCATTCTAATCATTTTGTTTCTCCTTGTAGTTAAAGTAGTCCGTCATCGTAGTCATCTTCGGCGTAATATGGGCGATGTCCATGGACAACCTCATATTCTGCCTCACACGCTCGACATACAACGGGTTGCCCATACCACCCTGTCGAGCCACATTTAGTTTTTGGTGTAGTTTCCGATGGTCTGCCCGACCAAGTGAGGTTGGGGCAATCCCCCCTTGATTTATTAATATCTCTCATTGGGTTCATTTGAATCTCCTTGTAGTCTTAATAATGCAAGTTTGTAATCAGTGCCTGACATGCGTCCGCCTACTATCTCCCATGCCTTTTCTCCCTCATATGAGGTGGAAGTCCACCCCATTATTTCGTCAAGTTCGTCTGTCATATTCATTTTGTTACTCCTCGTGTGGTTAAAAAATTAGTAAAGCTACATAAGACATTACGCTACTATTTCAGACATGTCAAATAAAACTTTAATTATTTTTAAGGCGGGTCAGAACAGATTGGAACACGATTATTGGAACAGGTCTTGATACTTGTAAAATTTAAGTTGTCATATTGGCTCTGTATGCGACGTTCTAGTAAGGGTTGATAGGTAAGGTTCAAGTTTACCTATAATGTCGCTACGAGCCTTGTAGGTGCTATCTCGTTGATTTCATTGATTTAATAGGATTCGGGTCTGTTCCAAAGTCTGTTCCATGTTCCAACGTGTTCCATATGTAAAGCTACACAAAATCTGTGGATTAACTTGTGGATAACTATTGGTGCGAATTCCTTTAAACCCTTACTACTACTACTATAAGTATTAATATTATATATATAGAGTGTTGTATATTTTGTGTGCTGTTCCAATGTTCCACACTGTTTTAAGTACGATATGCTCACAGGCTTTTTTTGTTGCACTGCGAAATCAGGTCTCTTGACTTTCGGAATCCTGAAAAATCCTATGTATACTTGTTTTGGGTTGGAACATTGGAACATTGGAACAAATCGATAAGTAAAACTTATCGTTAACCCAATGTCGATGGCGATGCCCTTTGATACCAGTCACTCACTGACCTTTGATAC